TGGGTCTAGTAGGAGTTGATGTACTACGTATGCACTACAAATCCACGACTTACCTACACCACGAAACGCCATGATTAACGACCGCTTAGGACCGTGTTGCATATAATCTGCTATGTCGTACTGTAAAGCAGTAGGATCAGGAAGGTTAAGGTGCTTCCAAATAATGTACAGGAAGTTACGAAAGTCTTTAAGACTATCAGGTATCTCTTGGTGTTTCTTCTTCATAAATAACAAAAAGGAGCCGACGCTTTAATGTGCCGACTCCTTAGAGTATAGGGGTGTAGAGGGAAAACTTAAAGCTGTTTCTCTATAGGTGTTTCTTCTTCATCGTTAAAAGGTAACGTTTTAAAGTCGCTACCTAATTGATCCATTGCAGTACCACTACGACTATCAACAGTTACATTGTTATCTTTTAAGTACTGTCTAATCATGTTCATCAATGATGGATTATACTCCTCCATAGACTTCATGAAATCAATAGAAGCTGAACAAAGTTTTGTTAACCCGTCAGCAAGTTTAGCTCCTTCTACGTGATCTTTCATATTTTTTAGTCTCTCAGCAGTTGGTCGTGGTCGCCTCGTCCGTTCATATTATTGAGTATACGGGTTACCCACGATTGCAGAAGAGCGGAGGAGCTAAGGCCTAGCGTATGTGCGACCTTAGCTACCTCCTTCTTTTGCGAGCTTGCGAGACGAAAAGTTAAAGCAACAGTATCTTTGTTCTTACCTTTCGTACTCATATAGCAAACTTATTTAAATTAGGCCATTGCAGCTGTAAAGTCAGCCAATGATCCAAGATTGTTACCGTCACCAAGAACAACGTCGTTAGCTTTAACGTCGATCAAGGTAGCACTTCCGTCATCACCACTGATGTCAGTAGAAGTAGCACTGGCTGAAGTTTTGTAGAAAGCAAACTTGTCTTCACCTTCGTCGTATACAGCAGCGATGTTTCCGTCGTCGGAAGAACCACGCTCAATGATAAACCCAGCGTCGTTACCGTTGTTAGCACTTGAACCTGCTCCGTCATTAAGAAGCATAATAGCATCTTTAACTTGTGAGTTGGTTGTTTCAAGGGATGTAGTTGTACCTTGAACAGTTAAGTTACCGCTAAGTACAAGATTGGTTCCGCTGACATCACCAGTAAAAGAAGCACCACTAAGGTTAGCTTTGATGGTATCAAGATTGGAAACAGCAGAAGCACGAGTCGAAGCTTCGGAATCGATATTCGATTGAAGAGTCGTGTCGGCAGATGCTCTAGCAGTAGCTTCACCACTAACAGCAGCAATACGTGCAGTTTCTTCAGCGTCGATATTGGACTGTAAAGTCGTATCAGCGGAAGCTCTAGCAGTTGCCTCGTCACTTATGTTTGTTTGAAGGGTCGAGTCAGCAGCTTGACGGGCAGTCTCTTCAGCATCAATGTTGCTTTGGAGAGTTGTGTCAGCACTAGCACGAGAAGAAGCTTCACTATCAATGTTCGACTGAAGGGTAGTATCGGCAGATGCACGAGTACTTGCTTCAGAAGAAATAGCGTCAGCATTTGCTTTAGCTTGGGTATCGAGAGCTTCGTCAGCTGCAACCAAAGAACCTACAGAAGTAAGGTAGTTAGTAGAAGCGTTAGCTGAGTACGATCCTCCAGCAGCAAGACCAGCACCACTTTGAGTAGCGTCTAGTTCAGACTGAATAGCGGAGTCAGCGGATGCTCTGCTGCTTGCTTCTGTGTCAATGTTACCTTGTAAGGTAGTATCAGCAGACGCGCGGCTTGAAGCTTCGCTATCGATGTTGGATTGCAGGGTAGTATCGGCACTTGCTCGACTGGAGGCTTCAGCAGTAATGTTTGTCTGAAGTGTAGCCTCTGCAGCCAATGCGCGTGTTTCTTCTACGGCAATAGCACTTTTGGTCGACTGACCGATTTGATAGAATATAGATGATGTATCTGGCATATTAGTATTTAACTATAGTTGTTATTGTTGATGTTAAAGTTAAGCAGTACCGTCTGAAACAAGCTCTGTCCAAGCAGACCCGTCCCAAATGATAATCTTATTCGTGTCCGTCTCAAAGTACGTTTCACCAGCAGCTGGCGACGCAGGACGGGTTCCTGATGTGACTGTATTTAATTTAGCCATGTCTTATTCTTCCTCCATAGGTTGTGTCCAAGCTTCTCCTGATAATACAGTAAGCATAGCTGAGTGACTCAGGGTATCTTTTCCGTATAGGCAACGAGGTTTAGCTCCTTCGTATTTAACAAAGGTTTCATCCCCTGCTACGTTATATCTTAGTGTATCCACTGATGCTTCAAGTACTTCGTCAAAGTTAACGGTACTTACTTCATCAGCATTTAGAATTACATATTGTCTAGTGCTCATAGTTATTAAGATGGTACTGTTGTTGAAAAAGTAGGACCATTGACAAGAGTTGCGTCATTTCCGCCACTACCTTGGTCTGTTATGGTTGTGCCTGTACCTGAGTCATTATCGCCACAACGCCACCAACCGACAGGTGAGTAAGAACTTAGGTCATCAGGTGTTCCGCTGTTGTAGATCGCTGTGATATCCGAACTCGATAAACCTCGGTTCCAATAAGCTACTTCATCAACTAAACCTTTGTGATACCAATGTCCTCTGCCGATTGCCATTTTGTCAGTACGGCTTGCGAGCGAACTAGCAGATGTAATTTGAGCTAATTGCGATCCGTTTAAATAAGTGGTAACTGTACTACTACCATCCCAAGTCACTGCTAGATGCGACCACGCTCCCGCAGGTAGTAAAGTAGAAGTGTTATTGACTCCTTGACTTCCGTGGACCCAATTTAAAGCTGTGAGGGCTGAACCCGCCCAATACTCATCGGTTATATACCATCTCAGATATGGGTAAACAATACTACCATCGTTAGTAGAATAAGCTCCTCCGAACCAACCTGTAGTACCACCATTACTCGGTAAACTCGGAACATCTTCACGCCATACCCAACCCGAAAAGGTATAACCGTTAGCCATATCATCGTAGTCAATTAGCGATGCTGATGTGATTGCATGGTCGTTAGCACCGTCTAAATCTAGGCTGTAGGTGTTACCATTCCAAGCACCTGAACTAGCTTCATTAGCAAACGTTCTCCACGTTCCGTTATCATAAGCAACAATAGCACCCGCATTAGTACTCCCTGCTTTCTTTAAATAGAGTTCGCCATTCTTGACGAGTCCATTAGTTACTAGCGAAGACTGCTCGCTATCGTTAATTAATGTAATATCACTCATTGTATGTTTTAACTATTGTTGTATATTTGCCAGTTACTACCGTCAAAGACATATAAGTCGTAGGTATCGCTACCGTACATTATAGTACCTGCGTCGTCGCTGGATCGTGCTGTGATGTTAGCCGCTGTATCTACGTCTGGACTTACGGTATCTTGAGGGAATCCTAGAACTGACTTCAAGAAGTCCGTTACAGCATCCGTTTTATCTACCTTGTCATCCAGCTTCGACTTAACGGTTGTTCCGATTTGTTGAAGTATGTTTGCCATTAGTGTCTTATTTTTATGTTAGTGATTATCAGATGTCAAAACTATTGAACCAATTGCCATCCTGAAGAAGTAAATACATACAATTTATTAGTATCTGTAGCATACGCCATAGTCCCTAATTCGTCGTCTGTTCTTGCTTGAATATTACTCGCTGTGTCAAGTATTGCTTTGCTAGTACTCGTAAGAGAGATTAATAAATTCCTTACACTTTGTCCCATTTGATACCATACGCTCATATTTATTTTTCATTTAGGTGTTTTAAATCCGACACTTGTTAGTGAATTACGGATCACCTGTCAAGCCTTCAAGAAACTCAGCGTGATCTCCGACCTCTTCTTCACGAGCGTCTAGGAAGTAAGGAAGGGAGTTCCAGGCTGTTGTACCGTCTCCTATCTTTATACGATTACGACCTGCATCTAATTCGATTGCTACTTCTCCTTCTAGCAGTACGGGGTTCTCGCTACTCCATTCACTTGCTGTTCCTCTTCTTAATTGTATACGCTTTGTAAAACTAGGCATCTGCTTGTCCTCCGTCGAATATATCAGTGTCTTCCAATACAGGACTACCACCGTCAATAGTAACAAAAAATGGGTCACTCTCTAAAGACTCTATCTGCTGCTCAAGCGTCGTTGCTTTATCTTTGTTCTGTTTAGCTTCCGCAGCAGCAGTTACTGCCATCGTTCTGTTTTGGAACGCAAGAGGGTGTATGACTGGTCTAGGACGTAACGGCATACTAGCACTTCCATCTACGCAACGCTAAAGCTTTACGGGTGGGTCTGCCTTTGCTGTCCTTCATTGGCCCTTTGTTTCCACTCATACGAGC